GTGTAGATTTGATACGGCAAGGACGTGAGGTCCTTGCGGCGGTCTACATCGTTCTCGGTGTCTTTCCAGATTCCGAGATAGGCACCTGATTTGACGAATGCGATATTCTTCCGGATGCTGCTCGCGGCCGAAAGGCGCTCCGAGTAAACAATGTCGAAACCCATGAACCGGGTCACGACACCATTCACCAGAACGGGTTTGTCGTTGAAGTCCGTCGAAGTCACCTGTGCCTGCTTGAGCAGATCGCTCTCGCCCTGACTGTTTGTGACCCAACACAGACCTTCCATTTCGACATCGACCTGTGCCTTGCGGAATAGCCGCTTGGCCTCGATCAGCTTGGCGACGGTAAGGCCGGACGATGTTGCGCCGGAGGCGAAGGTGTTGGCGATGGTATAGGCGCTGGAGAATGATGCCCATGTTTCGGAGGTTAGACTTCCGGAAATCCCGTCTCCAGTAAGTGCATCGGCAAAAGCCGCAGCGATAATCCGGTCGTCCCATTCACGGGCGACGGCGGCGGCGGCGGCGGCAACATATTCGGAAGTCGGCTCGATCGCCGTTTTCAGCTTATCGAACGTGTCGATGAGTTGGTTGGCATCCTTATCGACCGGAACAACCCATCGGCGGGTGAAGTCAACATCCTGGCGGCCGAGCGGGGCATAGCGGCCCTCCGGCGCCTTCATCTGGATATTGCCGATGTATTGGATCGGCGAAGCCTGCTTGCCTACATGGAACCCTTCCATGACCCGGCCGCGCAGTTTCGATGTGGTCTGTTGCAACTTGAGCCGCAATAGCGACGAAAATTGCTCAGTAAAAATTTTCGGCAGGTTCTCGGACATGGCCTATCCCGTTCTCAGGTTGAGAGCTCGAAAGCGTGGTGGCTTGTCCCTTGCGGGGGCCGTTCAGACTTTCGGCCTTGTCCTGTGACGGGGGCCGTAACTTCGCGAATTAGACTTGTCCCTTGCGGGGGTCTGTTACACTGCGAATGTCCGCAAAATACGCGGTCAAACTAATTTAGCAACGCACTCACTTCCCTTTCACATGCTTGGCGAGTTTACCGATCTTGCGGCCTTTGTCGGCCTGCAGATACTCGTTGGCGACGCCTTCCGGCATCGGTTTCTTGCCGTGCGCGCGTAGTTTGCGCCGCCCCGCCGCCGTGCGGGACATGGCGGCAAATCCGTGTTGAGCCTGGGATGTGCTTGGCATTGGCTATGCTGCCGCTTCGCCGTGCAGCACCGTCAACACGCCCTTCCATTCACGGATGGCCGCCGGATCGCCGCTGTCGAGTCGCTTGCCAAATGCCTTGTCGCCTTCCAGTTCCGATAGTCGGGACTTCGCCTGTTCTGCCGTCATAATGCCATTGCCGGCTGGATTGGTGCCGGCGATATAGCGTCCTTCTCCCATCATCACTCCGAGCTGGCGGAAGGCGTCCATCACCTTTGCATAGCCAACCTTGTCGAGATTTTGCAGCGTATCGACAACGGAGGGCTCAATACCGAGCTTGGCCGCCGCCTGCTTGGCGACGAACAGATTGGCCTCCCAATTCTGGCCCCAGTTCTTTTTCAGTTCCGCCGCCTCTGTGGCATTTCTCGCCGTCATTTCAGCCGCTTCCGCCTTGTCGGCATCGTCGAGATATTTGACAACCGCCTGTGCAACATGCGTCGCGGCATCCTTTGGCAGATTGGCCTCGAATGACGCATTGCGGATTGCCGCATCGAATGTCGGGTCGGGTGTCTTGCCATCACTGAATTTGACTGCGGTGAAATCATAATCCTTGGCTTCCTTCGGGGCGCCGAGGCGTTGGAACACGTCCCGCATGGCGTCTGGCTCTTTGACCGGATCAGCAGGCAACTTGATAAGGCGGGTTTCCGGCATCCCGATATAACTGCGTGCTTCCCGGTGCGCCTTGATGGCCTCGACCGCCGCATCCTCTGCCGACTTGGTATGCCAGCCGAGCGTTTGCATGTGGCCGAGCAGTTCGCCGTCAATCTTGCCCTGGAACCACGGCGCCGGAACCGATGTCGGTGCGGCTGCAGGCGATGGGGCTGGCGCTATGGCTGCTTGCGGTGCGGGTGCTACTGCGGTGTCAGACATTGTTTACTCCTGTTGTGCGGGCAAAGCCCATGCGTGCTGCTTGAGCGGGTCCGGCGATCCGCCGATAAATGTGGAATAGGAACGTCCAAACCTGGTGCTTGCCATCGCTTCGAGCTCTACGGCAATTGCACTGGCATCGGCTTTGATGCCGAGGCGCCTGATGCGCTTGGCAAGGCGTGTGGTCGGCACAGCCGTATCGCTATCGGTCGCACGCAAGTCCTTCAGCGCAACGCCGAGCTTGGACTGCACCTGTAGCGACAATATGCTAACGACTGTCATCGACTTCTCCCGCCGCCATCCGAGCCGCCGTAAGAGCATCGTAAAGCGCAAATAATTGCTCCGGAGTCTGATGCAAATGATGCGCGATACGCAGATAGACTTGCCGGCGCCCTATCGCAATCATGGTCCGGTCGTGATCGCCGGGGATGAAACAATCCCCGCCTGCAAAACAGAACGCGGCCATGTCCGCCAGAACTTCCTTGCCGGGTAGCGAACCAAAGCATTGCTGATAGTTTCGCTTCCGTGCGCTGAGAAACGACATCTTCCTCATCAAACTCGCGCGCGTACTCATTTTGCCAATCTCTCATCAAGTTCTGGGCCACTCACTGGCGCGCGATAATCGCAGACGATCCATGCCTTAACCATCCGGAACATTTCAATGCGCTCGCGATCTGTCAGTTTCACCGCATCGGCGATCCTACGAAACTCCTGGGTCATTTTCGTTTCGCTTTTGAAAATAACCTGCCATTCGCACATGCTGATGAGGCCAAAGGTGTATGCCTCAAGTTCTTTTTCATTCCTGGCAACGCGCGCCATGATCGCGCCATCCACGGCAATACGGCCAGCGGTGACACACATCGGGAACGGCGCCCGCGTGAACTGCGGATAGACCACGGCAAACAGCGTCTTAACGATGTCTGGCCTGTAGCTATGCGCCAACATCGATTGCAGAACGTGCGCCATCTTACCAGTGGCAAATTCCAGCACGCGGCCCTGCCACATGCCGCGCATATCGTCGTAGTGCTTGCGAAATTCTACGTCGCTCATTGTGGAACGCCTTGCGGCTGTTGCGGGGCGCCTCCGCCGCCGGGTTGCTGTTGCTGCGTCATCCCGGCTTTGTATTGCTTAGCCTGTGCATTCATAATTGCCGCTTGCGCCGGCGCTGCCTCGATCTGAGTTCGCTGTTGCTGTGCCTGTGCGCGAGCCCGCGCCTTCTGTTGCATCTTTTGGTCGGACGACATCCACGGTGCCGGTACAGCCTGAATGTCGGCAATCTCTGGCAACGCAACCTCAAAGTCGAAGCGGTCCATCAGCGAAATATCCTGCGTGATGCCGACAATATCCTTGGCCCAATCAACCGTTCGCATGAAGCCGGCAACCTGCTTGGCGCGTTGCGTGCGTGATAGTTCGCTGGTGTATTTGACCTCGTAGGCACCACGCGCCTCACGCAACCGTGGGGGCATCGGCGCCAACAATCTTTGATCGGCGGCCACGTCAAGTTCGCGTTCGATGATCGAGCCAAGCAATTCGGATTGCTGGCGAGCCATCGTCGGGGCAATCAGGATGCCCTTTTGATTGACGATCTCCATCACCTGTGTCGCGGTCGAAATATTCTCATCGAGGATCAACTTGAATAGCGAAGTCAGGAACACGTCCTCGATCAGAACACGCTCCATTTCCATCATTTTTTCATTGGTCTGAATGTTGCCGGTGGGGAGAACACCGACAAGCATCTTGCCTTCAGACGACATGCCGCCGGGATTGAGGGCGCCAGGTCGCAATGACATTCCCGCCATGCCGTCATCGGTCGTGAGCAATACCGGATCTGCGGCGCGGTGGCCCTGTTTCAAGAACGTGGTCTTTTGCGCGTTGAGTGTCTTGAGCGACGGCAGGACATTCATCGCCGGCGAGCGGCCGTATACTTCACCGGGCGCCTGTGAATAGCGCGAGACGGCAAACGGAAAACTGCGGTAGCCGCTTTCTTCAAGCAGCTTGCGGCCATCGAGAGCCACATAATAGCTGGCAAACGCTTTGCCTTTGCTGTCGATGCGGTCCTGATCATAGTCGGTGCGGGGACAGACGCGATGCAGGAAGTTGAACGGGAACTGGCTATCCTGTTCCAGCGCCGATCGCATCTGCTCCGGGATTTTGGTGCCCCATTTCTGATAGGCTTGCCGAGCGGTGAGCCTAAACCATCGGATGACATGATCGACAATCCCCTGATGGTTTTCCTGAATATACAACTCTCCGAGAGGAACCGATTTGTAACGCAAACCGCGCGTGGCATAGAGCTCGCCATCCAGCGCATCGATGAACATGGCCGGCGTGCCGTAGGCGCCCAGGGTGCGATAGTTGTTTTGCTGATTGGCGGCGAAGTTGGCGGTCGGTGAATAGCGCAACTTGAACAGCCGCTTGGTCGTGTCGGCAAACCACAGTCGGCTATCGCGATCCTTCATCACATAGGGATCGCTCGCCTCAAGCTCATGCCAAATATCATTGCGCGGGGTTAGCAGTGAATCGCAAATAGACACAAACCGATCGAGCGCCACCATGCCCGAGGCATCGATCTGGTCCTGCGTTTTCTTCTGGCCGGGGAAATTATAGTTCCCGTACATGAAGGTGTTGCGAGCGTTGGGATCGATCAGACGGGCAATTTCTTCCCATTGCGTGGCGGTTGGGGACCGCCAGGTGACCATCTGAGAAAACTCACGCAACGTATCGGCAACCACGCCTTCCTCATAATCAGAGGGCATGACCGGATCGGGCCATTCTGGTTTAGCCACGGAGAGCCCCGCCAATTCCCGGACCAAGCAACATCATTGAGGCACTACCCCCGAGCACCCCGCCCAGACCTGTGCCTTTTCCTCCAGGGAGTGCCCCGCCCATTTGCAAGAGCTTTTTCTTGCGTTCCTCATCGGCGTCGGTGACTTGCTGGCGCAAGGCATCGCCATCGCCCAGACCAAGATCGGCCGACGCCGCGTAGTACGGATTGCCCGTAGGCATTGTTAATCTCTAGGGCGTTGCTGCAGGTGCCGGTGCTTGTGGCGTTCCCGCGACTACCGCTGCGCTGAGTTGTCCAGCACGGGCGGTGAGAGCGTCAGAAAGCGCGGCAATCCTGGCGAGCTGCGCCGGATCGGTCGTTCCCGACTTGAGGCCGGCGATCAGTTGCGCAAGCGTGACAAGCAACGCCTCTGCGGAATCATCGGCATCGCTATTGGCCTTGGCTGCAGCTTCGGCTTTGTCGAGGGCATCAGACAGGTCGGACATGATGAAATTCTCCATTTGAAGGTTTACGGCCATGCGATTGACGAGGGCTTCGAGGCGGTTCAACGCCGCGTCGATCGAGCCAAAGTGAACGTGAACGTCAAAGCGTTGGCCATTCATCGCCGGGAAGGATTAGACCGGCCGGAACGAACAGCAACGCACTCAGCTAGAAAAGGGGAAAGTCCAAGCCTTCGGCAACTCCATCGCCGCCACGGCGCTTGCGCACATCGGCCGAGCCCAACGGCACCGCCTTGGCCGATCGCTTCATCATCACGGCAATCCGAACCGCCGACAGAATATCGTCCTTCTGCTTGACGATCTGACCGTCCTTGCGGTGATACATACGAAATTCCTCAAAGAACTCCGACAGATGCGAGGCCACCTTGAAGCGTCCCGTGGCCATGCGCTCCTGCAATTCCGTCACGCCGGCCTCTGTGGAAAACCCGCCATCCGGCCATGTCGCGTGGGTTTCGAGCATCCGAAGCCCTTGCGCCTTGAACAGTTGCGCCATCGTCTGCCCCGTATTGCGGTCGCCGCGCACATTGCCGTCATGCGGCCAAGCCACCGGCACCGAGGCCCCGACCATCTTCACCGGCACCGCGCACATGATCGGCAGGGCATCCTTCATCCTGATCGTATGGTGAACGTGGATGCAGTCCTGATCGCGGTCCCACAAAATCAGCGCCGCCGCAAAAGGGTGATCGATGCCGAAGTCCAGACCCCACAATTTCGTCCAGTGTTGCGGGACAAAATCGATGATCGGTTCAGCAATCGCCGCCTCCGCGATCTGAAAAATGCGCCCCGAGCCCAACATGGGCACGCCCTGAGCCCGCGCCTCGCGCTCATGTGCCGGGTAGCCTGCAATAATCCGCGCGCGTTCCTCCGGAGGGATATGCTTCGCATCCTCGATCGTCATGGAGACGATCTCGCGGTCCTCCATCTTTTCCTCGATGAACCGCTCGACAACCTTCGAGACGCCCTTCAGCGGGGTGAAGGTCATGTAGACCATGCCGCCCGTCGCCGAGATCCGGGTCAGACCTTCCGAGTAAATAGAAAGTTCGGGTTCCTCATCGAACCAGACGAAATCGAGGGTTTCGCCCTGGAACTTGGCGCGGCCTTGCTCGTAAGATTTGAAGCGGCCGACCGAGATACCGCCGCTAATATGCCGGACCTGAATCGTGTCGTAGGCATCGGTGACGCCACGGGCCAGAGAAGGCTTGTCAGCAAAGTCCGCTTTCGGAATGAGCCCCGCGCCATAGTCATCCTCCACGCCCGGTTCGCCGCATAGCTTCTTTTGCTGAATATCCCGTACCGCCGTACTCGTCTCGCCAGCAAACCAGCACCGCACAGGCCGATCCCACTTGCGGCCCTTCCACCCCTTCGGGTACCTGCCCGTCATGTGGCAGGCCGCCTCGAAGGCGCCGATCTCCGACTTGCCGACCTGATTGCCCGCCATCAGCAACCGTTCGCGCTTGGTCGCGCCAAGGTCGATGAACTGCCGCTGTTTCTCGTACGGCTCGAAATAGGCCCATCGATTATAGCGTTGCTGATGCGCGACCCAGAGCAGAACGCGCTTGCGCTCCTCCGGGGTCAGGGGCTTGTCGTCCACTCAGGCAAACTCCTTGCGCGCCCGATCGAGCATGGCGCCAAACGTCCACGGTTCCTGCCGCGCAACCGTCTCAAGTCGGCCGTCAAAGGTTTTGCGATCAACCCGTTCATCCATCGCCAGAAAATAACGATACGTCCGGCCG